CAGAATGTGACGGAGTGCCGATAATTGTAGCACACAATATTTGTAAAAAGTGGGGCAGAGGGTGCGTCACAAGGGAAGATGGATATTGTTTTATGTATGAGGATTGAAAAATCCTATAAAACGCTGATTTAAAGAAAGAAGGTGGAAACGTGAACGAAGAACAATATCGTGAAGCGTGGAAAAGAATCAAAGACGAACTGGTGACAGTCGCAGAAGGGCGAACGGAAAAAGAAAAGCTGATACTGGTTCTGGTGAACAGTATCATTGACAAGCATCTGAAAGGGGGGACGAAATGACAAAGAAAAGGGCGCGGGACATATTATTGATACAGCTTGCGGCGGCTGAAACTGACGGCAAGCCGAACACATATCAGAAGACAAACTTCATGGAAGCGTTAAAGATCGCTATTGACGAACTTGAAAACAAATGGATACCAGTCACGTTCAGACGGCTGACGAAGGCAGAACGGGAAAAGTACGACGAAGTCGTTGACTTCATGTACACTTGCAAGTTGCCACAGAACAACGAAGATGTATTGATAACGACTTTTGACGGGCGCGTGGAATCTGCGACGTATGTCGACGACGAAGTATACGGGGGATACTTTGACGGCTACGAAGACGAAGACGACGTGATAGCGTGGCGACCATATCCAGACGGATGGAAAGGGGGCAAGGAATGACCGACGAAGACATCAAAATGTATATCGACTTGGCTGTTGAAAGAACCGTCAAAGCACTTCGAAAAAATACAGCGGTCAGAACGGATGACACAAAATACAACGAAGTGTCGTATATGTTGACAACGTACTATCAGAACGGCGAAAGCGTACCAGAACTTGACGAAGCCGTGGCGAACGTATCCGGCGACAAATACTTCGACATCATACCGCTATACTATCGCGACGGGAAGAAAATCGAAATGATCGCGGAACAAATGGGGGTCGATACTTCAACCGTGGTCAGAAACAAACGGCGACTATGTATGGATATATACGTGTCGCTGTTAGGATAGAAAAGGGGGCGGAAGCCCTCTTTTTTTGACCGTAGACGAACGAAAACAACAAAGGGGTATAAATTATCGCCCGAAGAAGAAAAACGTCACCACGGGGCAAAATGCCTATCCTATGCACTCTACACTTTTATGCCTACATCATATACAGTTGAATTGCGACGTAGTTCGTGTTTTTCTCTTTTCGTGGGGCGACGGACTATGGTTCGCCGTCCCATAAGGGAAAGACAAAAGGGGGAACAGTTATGAAGATAGACTGGAAGAAAAAATTGACAAGTCGAAAGTTATGGCTTGCGGTTGCGTCTTTTGTATCAATGTTAGTGATCGCTTTAGGCGGCACGGAATCTGAATCAACACAAGTCGCCGCGCTTATTATGGCGGGTGCGACTGTTATCGGCTACATCATCGGCGAAGGTCTTGCCGACAGCGGCAACATATACAACATAGTCCAAAATGAAGAGGTGAACGACGATGACTGACACATTGTGGGTCGCGATCTTGACACTTGTCGGTACGCTTGCGGGTACGTTCGGTGGAATCTTGACGTCAAGCAAGCTGACCGGATATCGTCTGGACAAAATCGAAGCAGACATAAAAGAGTATCACAAAGACAAGACGGACATCGTCGGAAGAATCTTCAAACTTGAAGAACACGACGCGATACAGGATGAAAGAATAAAGGGCGTCGAAATAAGACTGACAGCCGTCGAAAAGTAAGAAAAGAGAGAGAAAAACACAAATGCAGATAATTGAAGTTGAAGTTGACAAACTGATACCATACGTCAACAACCCGCGTATAAATGACGACGCGGTCGACTACGTGGCGGCAAGTATAAAAGAGTTCGGCTTCAAAGTTCCGATAATAGTTGACAAAGAAAATGTCATCGTCGCGGGACACACAAGGCTGAAAGCGGCGAAGAAGTTAGGGCTGACGACAGTTCCGTGTATCAAAGCTGACGACTTGACTGAACAACAGGTAAAAGCGTTTCGTCTGGCTGATAACAAGGTCAGCGAACTTGCGTTGTGGGACATTGAAAAACTAGACATCGAACTGGAAGCGATCGACCTTGAAATGATGAACTTCGGCTTTGCTGATATCCCAGAAGAAAAAAGCGAAGCAGACGAACAAGAAGAATACGAACAGAAGAAGAAAGAGTTTGAAGAACGTATGGCTTCCGGTGAACTGTCAGAGGACAGCGAAGAATATCAAGACTTTTTGAAAAAGTTTGAACCGAAGAAAACGACAGACGACTGTTACACGCCGGAAAAGGTATACGAAGCCGTTGCAGATTATGTGGTGGAAACATACAACAAAAAGAAAAGCGACTTTGTTCGCCCGTTTTATCCGAACGGCGACTATCAGAAAGAAAAGTACCCGAAAGGATGCGTAGTTGTAGACAATCCACCGTTCAGCATACTGTCAGAGATAATAAGATTTTATGAACGCAACGCAATTGACTTTTTCTTGTTTGCACCCGCGTTGACGATATTCAGTTCAGCGTCGGCGAATTTTTGCGTTATAGGTGCGGGCGGTCAGATTATATATGAGAACGGGGCAAATGTTTCGACGTCGTTCGTGACAAGCCTTGAAGATAAAGGAATAAGGGCAAAGAGTGAACCAAAACTTCACGCGATGATCGCGAAAGCGGTCGAAGAAACACAGAAAGAAAAACACAAAGAGATACCGAAATACGCATACCCGAACGAAGTTTTAACATCGACGATGCTTTCAAGATACAGCAAATACGGCGTTGACTTTTGTCTTACAAAAGAAGAATCCGTAAGCATTGACGCACTTGAAGAACAAAAGAAAAAAGGAAAAGCCATATACGGCAAAGGTTATTTGATATCAGAGAAAGCGGCGGCAGAGAAAGCGGCGGCAGAGAAAGCGGCGGCAGAGAAATGGACGCTATCGCCGAAAGAACTGGAAATCGTCAGAAGTTTGAGCAAATCCGGCGGGGTATAAATTATGGCGAAAAGAGAGAAAAACGAACCGACGGCGAAAAAATATACAGTATACCAACACACCGCGCCAAACGGGAAAATATATATCGGCATCACTTGTCAAAACGTAGATAAACGATGGCAACGTGGGCGCGGATATGCGAAGAACGACACGTTCTTTTCAGATATATGTGAAATTGGGTGGGACAACTTCAAGCACGAAGTGATCGCGACTGGACTGACAAAAGAAGAAGCGTGTCAGAAAGAAAAAGAACTAATAGCAAAATACAAAAGCAACGAAGAAGAACACGGATACAATAAGTCGACAGGCGGTGAGAAAAACGCCGCGGGCGTAAAACGTAGCGAAGCAACCCGCAAAGCTATGAGCAAAGCAAAAAAAGGGAAGAAGCTATGCGACGAAGCGTATCAAAACGCAAGGGAAGCAAAAAAGGCATTAAAAGTCAGCGGCGGCAAACGATACGCACTTGAAGAAATACTTGAACATCTTGACGACATAGAGAAGTGGGCGCGTGAGGGGGCAACAGAAGAACAGATAGCGCATTGTTTCGGAATAACGCGGCAAACATTTTATAACTATAAACGGTCACACATTGACATTTTTAACGCCATAAAAAAGGGCAGAACAACGCTTGTGGAAGAACTACACGGCGTTCTGGCGCGGAAGGCAAAAGGCTTTCAATATACTGAAAAGAAAATCATCAGAGAAGGCGGCGTGGTTGTACGTGAAGAAATATATGAAAAAGCAAGTCTTCCAGACGTGGCGGCGTTGAATCTTCTGTTGAAGAACTACGACAAAGAATGGGCGAACGATCCTCAAATGGTACGTCTACGCGAAAAAGAACTGGAACTGAAAGAACGACAGATAGAAGCAAACGAGTGGTAAACAATGGCAACAGCAAAACAGATACAAAACTTCATATCGACCATCGCACCGCTGATACAGAAGTATGCGGCTTCTTATGGTTATAAGGTAGCGTCGGCGATCATCGCACAAGCGTGTCTTGAATCCGCATACGGCACAAGTCAGCTTGCATCGAAATATCACAACTACTTCGGCATGAAGACTGGTTCATCATGGCGCGGGAAGTCGGTCAACTTATCCACGAAAGAAGAATACACCGTCGGAACGCTGACAACTATCAAAGCGGGCTTCCGTGTATATGACAACATGGAAGACGGCGTCAAAGGATACTTCGACTTCATACAGGCGAAACGCTACGCGAACTTGAAGACAGCGACCACGGCGAAAGAATATCTTGAAATGATAAAGGCTGACGGATACGCGACATCGTCAAAGTATGTCCAGAACAACTTGACTGTCGTCAGCAAATACAACCTTGAACAGTATGACAATATAGAACAGCCAAAAGAAGAAAAGCCGATACCGGACACGAAGATAAGATACGCGCGTGTCTTCAACTGTTGTTATCTGAATTGCAGAGAAGAAGCAAATGGGAAAATCTTGGGCGTGTTCGCAAGGGACACGATGCTGATACTGTACAAAAAGAACGCGAACGGATGGTACGAAGTCGGCGGCAAGGATACAAAGGGGCAGACGATAACGGGCTTCTGTTCTTCCAGATATCTGAAAGAAGTTTAGTATGTACAATCTTCACAGCTTTTATCACAGCAAAGACTGGACAAGTCTTTTGTCAGTCATAAAGAACGAACGCGTTGACGCTGACGGGCAAGTGATATGCGAATACTGTGGAAAGCCTATTGTAAAAGCGTACGACATAATCGGACATCATAAAGAAGAACTGACCGAAGAAAACGTGAACGACAGCACGGTGGCATTGAATCCGGAAAACATAGCACTTGTTCATCATCGTTGCCATAACTATATACACAACAAACTGGGGTACAAAGTCCGCGAAGTTTTCCTTGTATACGGTTCAGCATTAAGCGGGAAGACAACATGGGTCAACGAGAACAAGACCGAAGGCGATTTAATAATCGACATTGACAATATATGGGAATGTGTCAGCGGTTGCGACAGATACGTGAAGCCTAAACGATTGAACGCTGTCGTGTTCAAGGTACGTGACACACTTCTTGACGCCGTGAAGTACAGACTGGGGAAGTGGAATGTCTGCTATGTAATCGGCGGCTTTGCTTTGCAGAGTGAACGCGAAAGACTATGCAAGGAACTAGGGGCGCGCGAAGTCTTTATTGATACACCGAAAGAAGAATGTCTGGCACGACTTGAAAAGTCAGACAGAAACAAGGAAGAATGGACGCGGTATATTGAAGACTGGTTTAATTCTTATGTCAAGCGATACATATGACGCCCCGCCAAAAGAATAGCGGCGACGTCGGCGGGAG